TGCCAATGGTCATGCGTGTCAGGGTTGCCGTTCAGGATTCGGGCGATCTTGTGGCAAATCATCTCCAAAGCCTCAACCTGGTCAGGCGCAAGCTCATGCACATTGTGTTGTGCAAGTACGCTTTTCAATTGCTGGCTAATTGCCGCATGGGTTTGAAAGTTGCCATGTGTCTTTTGGCGCTGTTTCAATGTCTTTTCGATACTCATATCACTCCAATCAATTAAATCTTGCAAACTCTTTTCTTGAATCAATTGCAGCTTTGCAATACGCTTCATGCGCTTCTTCTGGTGTCGTAAACAACCCAAGATGTTTCTTTTTTGCATCTTGTCTTATTTGCGCTCTCCATTTGCCTGTGCGCTTGCACAAATCAACACCTTTAAAACCACTTTTGTTGTTTGTTCTTTTTGAATGATTCCATTGATTTTGTAGATGCGTGACTTCTCTAAGGTTTTCGATTCTGTTGTCGTTTCTTACATTGTTAATGTGGTCAACTTCTTTTGGAAAATAACCATTAAAAAACATAAAAACCAAACGATGAGCAAGATAGATTTTTCTATCAACACAAATGTCAACATATCCATCTTTTCTTTGCGAACCAACAACATCGCCAATTTTTAAAAATGAACGTGGAATTTTGCAAACAAAATTGCCATCAACATAGTCAAAAATCTCTTGCAATCTTTCTTGTGTAACTTGTTTCATATAACCCCAATCATCCTTAAAGCCTGTTCAGGGCCTTCAATTCGTTCTAGGCGACCACCTATCCACTTTTCAAAAAAAAGCTGTTGTAGCTTGGTTAAACCCTTTTTAGAGTTGGTTTTGACCTCTACCAGATATGTTTGCCCGTTGTAGCCAACCAAAAGGTCAACTGGTAGGCCAATAATCCAGACGTAAGCACCAGCAGCGCGTAAAGCAGAAACGATTTGGTCTTGGTTAGCATCAACACGGGCGGCATATCTCACTTGTTCTTCTCCTTGAGTTCGGCATTGATTTCTTCTAAGTTGTCACTTATATCAACAAGCAACCAAAGCACACACGCATAAAATAAACAAGTAAAAAATTCAAAAGGCGTCATGTGTTCTTCTCCTTGAGTTTGGCTTCGATGGCTCTATGTGCAGCCAACCAACCTTGCCATCGGTTTCTTGTATGCCCGTTGTGATATGAATCTCCGTAAAGTTCAAAACCTTGTACGTAGTTTTCTTTTGCCCACTTCTCAAAATCTCTTTTGATTTGCTCATCCGTCAGCCCCCGCCACGTAGTGGCATTAACCCATGTGCGCTGTGGTGGGGTGGTGTAGACAGGCTCTTTGGTTGCTTCGTTGTGACCGCATGATTGGCACTCGTAAGCACCATCAAACGGTGTATGGCAACGGTCACACAGATACGCTTCGCCCACAGGCTCCTGCCTTGGATGCAATGGCAATATCGGTTTGATGTAATAGTATTTCACGCAAGCAGGAATTTCTAAACCTTTGCCGATACCGGACACTACGCCGTATTCCTGCTTTGGCTGGCAGAACACACCAAACTCACCACAGTTTTCGCATCGCTCCTGCTCTGGCTGTGCCAACCCCCAAGTTGAATCTATTTTTTCTCCACAATCATCACATTCGATTCCGCCAGACTTCAACAAGTTGAAACGCACACATCCACACTCACATGAAAAAGCCATGTGGTCTTCTAAATTTTCTACGTTGCTCATTTGTTTTCCTTTATAATTTCCAGCATAGATTGCTAATCAAGTTCTCTGAACTCCCCTGCTCACGGGCATCTATGTAGGAAGAAATTAGGCTCACTTAGTGGGCCTTTTTTCTTTGATGGTTATGAAAAGTTCTTTGCCTTCACACATTACCCATAGGTCGTATTCAGAAAAACCTTTACCTGTGTCCACACAAGAACCGTTATCAGACACTTGATGTTGCAACCATTCGCGCATCATTTGCCCTAATGCCAACACTTCGCTGCAAGGTTCGTTTTCTGATTTCATTTGAGAAAATAATTTTGCAAATTTCTTTTCCTGCTCTGGCTGTGCCAAGGCTTCTTTTGCAAGCTGTCGAACTTTAGAGCGCAATTCAGCATAACCATCGTCGGTGTGGTGCATGGTCGCCAAATCAAGCGCCATCTTCAATGCTTCTGTTTGGTTTGTCATTTTTCACCCCTCAATGCTTTCATTGCTTTATCATGTCCATCTGCAATGTGCTTTTGAGTTGACACATCAGCCCAACAGGCAATTCCAAGGCAGGCCAAATTTACAAATATACAAAGTAAAAGATAGGTCATAAAGGGCTTTCTGGCAGTTGTGCGCGTTGTTGTTGCGCGTATTCTTTGATTTGCTTGGCAGTCCAAGGAACTGCGCCTGTTGCTGGTGGGAAAGGCCAGTTCATAGCTTCTCCAATGCAAAGTCAATAGCTACCAAAGCCTTTTCTTCAAGGTCAAATTGCTTTGAAAAGACTTCTGTTTGGGTGTGCGACAAGGCTTCACGGGCAAGCTCAAGGGCTTTTTTGAGTTCTTCAATTAAGGCAAGTTCGCTCATTTTTCCACCTCGTCAACAATACGAATCAGGGCAGCAATCATGTCTTTGGCTTGTTCTTTGTTCAAGCTCACATGACACCGAGCAGCTTCAGTCACCAAACCTAGCCAAATGTGTCCATCGTATAAATCCACGTTAACGTGCCTACGCTTGTGGATTGTTTCAATCTTCGTGTCCATCTCATATCCTTTCATTTACGTTCATTCAGTCTTTCTCTTACCGCCTCAACCAACCCAACCCAAAGACCTGACGGGTCAGCTTCCAACTCCTGCGCCCTTTGCTTGGCGTAAGCAATCCAGCCCTTTTGCAAAGCCATCTTTGTCAGATGCTCCACTTGTTGCTCGAATACTTGGTTGAAATCCATCTAAGTCGCCTGTCAGTTCAAGTGCTTTGTTGATTGTGTCTAGATTATAAGACAGATTATCCTTTAATCCGTCAAGAATTTGTTTTGCTTGCAAATAGTTCATAGCCTGTTGCCTTTAAGCAACTCCGCAATTTTTGCCTGTACCTCGGCATTTGGCTTTACAGCTTTCTTTCTGTCTTCATCCATTTGACGCAAGGCAGCGTCTTGGTTTGGCGGTGGCGGCGTTGTAACGTGAGCCACATCGTATTTGTTGGCGAATGTCTTAGGTGCAACCCAATCAGCCTCAAAACCAACCCATTGCTTTAAGCAACAATGGCTAATCGCTTGCTCCAAACTCCAGCCAGCTTTTTCAACCTGTTTAACAAACTGCTTCCAACCAGTTTCAGTTATGGTCTTGGCTCCCTTGCCTTTTCTGACCGTCATCCAATCATTCCAAACTTGCTGATTAACAGATTCGGGACAAGCAACGCTAGTTGCTGTTTTCTTTTTAGAAGATGTAGATGCAGATGTAGATGAAGGGGTTGGTTTTTGCTTATCCTCAAGGTTAACCTTGCCCTTATCCATCAATGCAGGGTTTCCACCCTTAGAGCCACCCGCAGCCCTTATCTGGCGTAGGTTTTCATCACGAATCATGCGCTTTGAGTAAATCACACCTTCATCAGTTGTTTGATAAACACTTGCTGCCGCTAATTCATCAAGCCAACCATGAACAACCTCTGATGACTCTCCAACCATACGGGCAAGGTTTGACGCATGGATAACCTTACTTCCAACCTTAAGGTGTCCGTATGGTGAACCTTCGTGCATAAAGCAAATCATGTCCATCCACAAACCACGCGCACCTGTTGAGCATGAGCGTAAAGCTGTATCTCGCAACCAATCGCTTGGATAAAACTGAAATGATGGTCGTTTCATATTAAGCATCCTTCATGTATTTTTCTTTTTGCTTCCAAATAGACTTGATGCGCTTCTTCTGCTGTATCAAACAATCCAAGATGCTTAACTTTTCTATTAAATGAAATTTGAGCGCAAAATTTTCCAGCTTTCATGCTTACGCCAAGAACACCAAGAACATTAGTTTTTCTTGCTTTTCTTATGTTTTGATTGTTTTTCTGACTATCAACAAGCCTGAGATTTTCAATTTTGTTGTTGTCTCTGTTTCCATCAATATGGTCAACATCTAAGCCATTCGTAGAACCATTATGAAAAACCCAAATCAATCTATGAACATAAAATTTTTCCATGTCAACTCTGGATACTCTGTATCCATAAAAGTTAACGAATCCAATTTGTTCACCTTTTTTTGATTTCCCACGATGTTTTTTGTTTAACAAAAATCCATCTTTATAGTCAAAAAGCTGTTTTAACCTGTCTTGAGTAGGTAACTCTCGTCTGTATTTCATTTTGCTCCCCAGCAAAAAAGCCCACAGGGACAGTCTCGGCTTGCGCCGTGGGGAGACACCGCTAGTACGATGCAGACTGCCCTTGTGGGCTTACTAGATTATCGCTCCCCAGCGATTTGAAAAGTTAGTGTATCACACTTCTTTAATGAACAAACCTTCAGCGTTCATGTAGCCTCGGCGGTCTTTGATTTGTTCATAGGCAGCATCAAGGCAGTCTGTCAGATTCACATCTAGCAAAGCACAGACGTTAATCAGGCAAACCACGGTATCGCCAACAGCATCAATTGCTTCTGCTTTGTTGTTATCCCGCAACGCATCAACCAATTCGTTGATTTCCTCACACGCTTTGATTGATTGAGCCATCGGGGTGCTGTTTGGGATGATTTTTCGTGCTTCCGACCATTGCACGACCTTCATTTCAAGTTCTGCGTAACTCATTAGAAACAGCTAGTTGTGCATTGTTGACCATTGCCAAAGCACGATGTGGTGCAAGTGACAGCTTTGCCGTTTACCCAATAGGTGTGGGTTGACATTTGTGCGCTGGCGCTGAAGGCCAAGGTCGCCAAAATGACTGCGATTGCTTTTTTCATTTGAGTTCCTTAAAAAGTTTTGGATGGAGTGCCTGGAGTTGCCAGACGCGAGACTGTGGAATCCCATCACGCTTCCACAGCCACACAGCCCCACGACTTACGCCGAGAAGCCTTGCAAGCTCACTCTGTGAGCCTACCTTGTTGATAATTGATTGAATGTCCATGAATTCATTGTCTACATTTTTCGACAAAAAAGCAACACTTTGCAAAATATTTTTTGATTTGTTGGTTTTATGCTGTCTAGTTTGCTATAGTTCAGTCATCCCGTAGCGCAACGCAAGCGGTAACTTAGGAGCTTTTATGAAGATCAACGACACAACCCGCACATTCCCACGAACCACAGAGGAAGCCTTCCCAGAAAACGTTTATGACGTTCAGCGCCAACAGCGTTGGGAGTGGATGGAAGGAAGTCGCTCAGATGCTGCCGCACAAGCTGAGTTTTGGGTTTACATCGCTTGCTCGTTTGCTTGCGGATTTTTGGTTCACACACTTTGGGGTTAAATAATGATTGACCATCTTTTGGAATCTGGGTCTGTTGTCCCTGTTGATGCAAAAACAACACAAATTTTGCTTGAAGAACTTAAACGAGAAAGATCAAAAATGACTAGCAACTTTTCACGCATCGCATCCGCTTTGGTCAAAGCACAAAAAGCCTTTGGCCCTGCACTCAAGACTTCCACCAATCCTCATTTCCGTTCTAAATACGCTGATCTTTCAGCTTGCGTTGAGGCGGTCATTGACGCTTTGAACAACAACGGCATTTTCCTGTTGCAAAAAAACTACGATTGCGCTGACGGAATCATGTGCGAAACAGTCTTTGTTCACGAATCAGGCGAAATGCTTGAATGTGGCATTGTCCACTTTCCTGCGGTCAAGAAAGACCCACAAGGCTACGCCTCTGCGCTTACCTATGCTCGGCGTTACTCATTGATGGCAGCTTGCGGCATTGCCCCTGAAGACGATGATGGAAACCGCTCTAGTCGCCCTGAAAAGACTATTGTTGATTCAAACGCAATGGCAGACCATCTAACAGCAATTTTTGATGCGACAGATGAACCTTCTTTGAAAGCCGCATATCAAGCAGCTTACAAAGCCTGTGGCACAGATGCAAATTGGCAGAAAAAAGTTATTGCAACTAAAGATGCAAAGAAAGCGAGTTTGAAATGATACCAACACCAAAACTGCGATTTGTGGAGCGTTTACTGTATTGGGATGGTCGAACAAATACGGGAAAAATTGAGAAAGTCCTTCAACAATGGTGGGCAGTTGAACGAGCAGGACAAATAACACCAACAGGTGAATGGCGTGATGTGTCTTTGGAGAAAGAAAATGATTGAACAAGGCTCACCCGAATGGTTTGCACAACGCCTTGGCAAAGTAACCGCAAGCCGTGTTGCTGACGTTATTGCCAAGACCAAAACAAGTTACAGCACTAGCCGTGACAACTACATGGCTCAGTTGGTGTGCGAACGCATGACCCAGACTGTGGCTGAATCCTATTCCAATGCTGCTATGCAATGGGGTACTGAAACAGAACCATTGGCTAGGGCAGCGTATGAAGCCCATGCAGACGTTTTAGTGGATGAGGTTGCCATGATTACTCACCCAACGATTGAAGCCTCTGGCGCTTCTCCTGACGGGCTTGTTGGCGATGATGGATTGGTAGAGATCAAATGTCCTAACACCGCAACCCACATTGATACACTTTTGAGCCAAACTGTGCCAAGCAAATACAACACCCAAATGCAATGGCAGATGGCTTGTACTGGTCGCCAATGGTGTGACTTTGTGTCGTTTGACCCAAGGTTGCCAACAGAGCTTCAATTGTTTGTAAAGCGTGTTCCACGCGACAACGCTTACATTCAAATGCTTGAAGAAGAAGTCAAAAAGTTCTTGGTTGAACTGGATGGCAAAATTATGAAACTTAACGAACTGAAAGAAAAAAATGGCAGTAATCTATGAAGTAACAGTCCGAGCAGGAACTTACCAAAAGAATGGCGAAGAAAAAACCCGTTATCAGCGAATTGGCAGCGTGATCGACACCAGAAAAGGACCAATGTTAAAACTTGATCAAGTACCCTTGGTCGAAGGCGGTTGGGAAGGTTGGGCGTATTTGTTCACACCTAAAGAAGATGGCAAAGCGCCAGCAAAGCAATCAAATGATGGCTTTCCAGACGATGACATTCAGTTTTGATAATGAAAATCGCACTTGATTACGACAAAACCTTTACCTTAGATAAAGAATTCTGGAGTAAATTTGTAGATTTTGCTGTTCAAAATGGACATGAAGTTGTTTGTGTAACCATGCGAACACCACAAGAAGCAATTGAAATGCCTTGCAAAGTTATCTATACAAGTAGAAAAGCAAAGCAAGCGTTCTACGAACCAGATGTTTGGATTGATGATAGTCCTCAATGGATTTATCAAGATTCATTTTGATTTCGGTGGGAAAGCGGATGCTAAGTGCCACGGGATATATCTGAAAGCGCAGCGACCTCTAGCGCAAAGTGCAGCGAGTACCACCACCCATTTGCATAGGAACCAATATGTTTAAATTTTTCAGAGCAAGAGCAAAAGATCCAATCACCTCATTGCAAGCGGCTGATTCCGTTGAAGATATGTGCAAGCAACACCACGACCTGATTGTGGCTGTGCTTAAAAACATTGGCCCATTGGGTAAAGACGGGATTTCCAAGTACACAGGGCTTCAGAGCAACCAAGTGGCTCGGCGCATGAATGAGCTTCAAAAACTTGACCTGATTGAGCTGACAGGCCAAACAGTCAAATCCAACAGCGGCAGACAAGAACGCGAATGGCGATTCAAACCAACACAAGAAAGACTATTTTGAACGCTTTTCATCCTGATTACGTCAAAACGTATATGCCTGAATTCATCTCGTCAATCAGAGTTGAAGAACAACAACGCAAGAATGGCGAGAAATTCGGCTCCAAATCAAGAGTTACACGCGAATCGGTACACGGCAAGACTGTGAACACAATCAACGTCTTTCCCAAGACCAAGCGTGTTTCTACCGAACGCACAGATTTCCATGTTTATTCACGGGCAGGGATGCCAAAGGGGGTTAAATGACAACCAAAAGACAAAAAGAAGCTGTTGCGGCACTCCAAGAATGGTGCAAAACACACAAATTGAAGTTAATAGGAAAGCCTCGACACGTTCATCCAAGAGCATATGTTGTTGGCTACGCAGCATCAAGCTGCCTGATTGTTTCTAGATGCTGGACAGACAGCGAACCACATCTGCGCCAGCACGATAAGATGTATCCTTTAAGCGTAATTAACGAGTTTGATAAAAGCCTAAAGCCTGGCGATTGGTGCATTACTGGATACGGCAGTTTTGAAAATCGCGGTGGTTGGCCTATTGCAATTCCCGTTCCAAAGGATGCTGTATGACACATGAAGCAGGAAAAGGCGACACTCAGCGCCCAACAGACCACAAAAAATGGTCAAATAACTACGACCAGATTAAGTGGACAGTAGAAGAAGATGAAGAATTCAAAAAAATGGAATCTCGAATTGGTGAAGGCTTACCAGAGCGACCTACGCCGAGCAACGATTTGGCAGGATAGAGACGAAAACACCGCCAGGGTTAGAGCCTTGGCGGTGTGGAGATGCAAAGTCTGTGGTGAGTATTTTGATTCTTTAGGCAAAGCCAAGGGGCATACACATGGATAATATTGTCGTTCTTTCAACCATCCTGTTGGTTGGAACAATCCTTTTCTTGGGAGTTTTTGCCCTGGTAACGGCATTGATGATTGCTTTAGACGATTGACGCTAGGCACTTCTCATATTTGGCTTTGCGCTCTGCAATGCCAATCAAACCACCATTGATCTTTTTGGTCATGCCTTCCAAATCGCCTTTGTCTGCGAATGTGGATAAGGAATTCGCTTTCCAGAACCATCCTGCTGACCTTGCGGCGTAAATAGGCTCAAGAAGCAAATCAGGATTGCCGACAAGATCAACACCCAAATCATGTCCACAACGCGCATAGTTGTCCTTTCCTGTGAGCTGTTTAAGCCCACGACCACGATATTTCCAGCCTTCACCTGATTCAGCAGGGCCGTTGCCCATGCGTGAGCTGTAACAAAGATTGGCGATTAACTCAGGCTTACCCGCTATTGAATTGGCAACCGCTGTTGGAATCAATGCTCCTTTTGCATCACGTTTAGGTTTTGTTTTTTTAGGATTATTTGGATCATGTTCTTGCACAGCAAAACGATTAGGCCAACATCCAGCCAAAGTAATTGCTCTGTAATGCAAATCTTCAGTCAACTCTGTATAACCTTTTGATTCATGTGAAGTCTGAGCAATAAACGCAGCCACCCTTTGTGGCGTGTTGATCTCAAACTCCTGACAAACGGCAACGATTGCATCAACCCATTTTGCAGGGTCTTTGACACCAGCCGCAACTAAGTTAAAGCCTGTTGGTGTCATTTATTACCCGCCATTTCTTTCATTTGCTTCATTGTGTCTTCACGGCTCTTGTTTGTTTGACCAAAGAAGAAAGCAATAATTGCAGGAACAGCAGTACCAATCAAGAAACCCAAAATGATGTTGATGAAGTCTCGATTGTGATTGTCAACTGGTAAGAATGAAACAGCAAAGAAATAAGAACCAGCAAAAACACCCCAAAACCAAGCATAGTAATAAAGGAATCTGCGAATAAATTGATCTGAAGAATTCATTGCTGCCATTTGCATATCTGTAGCGCGTTGAGCAGACTTTTCATCCAAAGCAGCCATGAACTCAGAATGACGGTTGGCTTCCTCTTGGAGTTTGGCGTTGTATTCGGGAGTTGCTTCGCCTTCAGGCTTTAATTCCATGCCCAACTTCTGTTGAACAGCATCAACACCTTTTTCAACAACTTCGTCCGCAACTTTGTGCATCCCATTGTTGATTAAGTTTGCAACGATTCCAGCAACGATTGGTAACATTACTTTTCCTTTACTTGTTTCAAATCTTCTCTTAGCTTACGCAATTCTTTCGCCTCTGCCTTGATCTCAGCCTTCATCCATAGCGTTTCCACATAGGCAATGAAGCACAAAGAAAACACGACAACCATGACAACCAAAACAATCAAGTGAGCCAGAAAGACGCCCGTTCCCCTGTCTGTCTTTTTATTTGCCACATTAACCACCCAAGAAAAATTAGCCCTGTGATTGCCACACCAACGTCAATGGATTTGTTCCTAATCTCAATCATTAACGCTTCTTGCTTTAGTCTGGCAATCTCATCTTCATGCTCTTGCTTTTCCCTAGCCGCTGTTTGTTCTGCTTCAATCTGGTCACGCATCGCTTCAAACTCTGACCACAAAGCACCCAATTCAGGCGGTGATTCATAGATCATTTGATGCTTTATTTCTTGGTGCATTGACTGCAATTTGTTGCGAATCAATATGCGCCTTAAAGCCATCCGTTTTAATGAAACGTCAGCAGATTGAACCTTTTTTGCTTCTCTTTCTTGCTCCCAAAATATTGCTTCTAGCTTGTCAAACGCATCAAACATTTCCCCAAGGTTGTCGCCAATCTTGAAAATAACCTCTGACGAATCTGTTTTGGCTACTTCCTGAACACGCGCCTTCTCAGCCTCAATCTTTTTAGCTTGTTCCTTAGAAACCGTCTTGCCAGCGAATTGACTAGAAATTTCATCATAGATTTGCTTTACGTTTCCAGCTACGCCCTTGACTTCCTTGTAAAGAGCGCAGCCATCCTTGACTAGCTTAAAAGCGGTAGTGGCAGCAAGAAGCGCAGTACCAATTGGCACATCACAAACCGATTAGCTTGGCGAAAAACTTTGCAGCAGCACCAGGGCCAAACAAAACAGCAGCAAGAACCGCATAGATCAAAAACTCCATCTTATCCATGCGTTTAGTTCCTGCCGCTAATTGGCTGTTTATGGCCTCATAGCGCATCGCACAAACTTCTTCGTGTGTTGACAATCGAGCGTCAGTTGCGTTTACAGTTGCCATGTTATGCCTTCATAATGTATGCAAGCGCATAGTAAGGGGGCAAGTTGGCATTTGTGCCAGAAACACCAGAAGTTGAGTTTGTAGTCGCAACAGTAATTCCAGTTGTAGAAGTTCCTGTTGTGGTTGAACCAGATGTAACACCTGTATCTGATCCTCTTGAACCAGCGATTGCAAAACTAGAAATTGAATGAGAATGTCCTGGGTCTGTAACAACAGATGTTGCGGTATGAGTATGCGAGACAACGATGGAATCAGCAGAACCACCTGTTGCACCAACTGAGTACAAATTACCAGCACCAACCAAGAACTTGTCACGCAAGTCAGGCGTTCCGTTTGTACCGTCACACAGATACCAGCCTGAAGGCACAGCACCCACAGCGCCGTACCACAAGGAAATCAGACCAGATGGCGTAATCGTTCCAGGCGTACCTTGAACACCAATAATGCCGTAAAGGTTGTCGTAGGTTTGAATGGTTACATCGTTTGCGTCTTTCAACACAAATTTATAGTTGTAGCCATAGCTAAGCCAAATCTCAGTAGATGAACGACCATCAGCGCCCAAAACAATTGGGTTGGTGTTGGGATATACACCGCCGTTGTCGGAGTAAGTAGCCAATGGCGTACTTGAACCGGCTTGGTATGTGTAGATTTTGCCGCCTGCAAGCGGAACACCTGTGGTGGTAAAGAACTGAAAGCCGTTACCAATAGGAGAGAGATTTACTGCCATTTTTAGTCCTTACCAAGATTCTTTAGTTTAGTTCCAGCGCCAGCACCAGGACGCAAGGTTTCTTGCACTTCTTTTGCCATTTGGCGTTCTGCTCTGATTTGCATTGCTGGTTCAACAAGGCCACCAACAAGCGGTGTTTTTGTTGCCAATTTCAAACCATATTGTTTTGCAAGTTGAGCCGCAGCAGGAGCTGTGTTTGCTGTACTTACAAAAGCGCCACGAGGTTGCGCTTCAACCAATCGGGCCACATCAGCCAAGTCTTTGATCTGTGCAGCGTCTTCACCAAACAATGTGGTGAGTTTCTTGTTTACATCCAAATTGCCAATGAATTGATTGAATTTGGCATTTGAAAAGTTGCCACTAGCATCTTTTGACTTGCTAATGATGTAGTCCAAAGTCCCTGCGCGTAATTGCTTAATAGCATCAGGATTTTCTTTCAACATATCCATTGCCTTGGCAAAATCAGCGTTTTTAGACCGAATAACGACCTTTGGAATAAAGTTGCTAGTGTCAGCACCACCATTCACAATGTCTGCGTAAACGGGGTTGTAGGTGTCTCTACGCTTATCCAACAGCCCAAACTCTTGAGCAGCCAAAGAACGAGCCTTGTCAGCCACAACTTTAGCCTCTGCCGTTTCATTCAACAAAGGCAACTTTTCCAATTCACTTCTTGCTACAGTCAAAGCATGGACAGCATTGCCATCGTCAGCTCGTTGCGCTTTACGAGTTTCCCTAGAAATTTGCGTTCTCAGGTTTTCGTATTGGGCAAAGTTCATAGATTTACCGCCTTGGTAAGCCTCAATCTTTGATTTGATAGTTGGTGGAAGGAAGTCAATGTCTTCGTTTTCAGTCAAGGCTTTCATAGCGTTTTCGCCAAATGCCTTGCTATCAACTTCAATCTTGCCTGCGCCCAACTTGTCTAGCTCGTCATAAGCGGCTTTGATTGCTGTTTGATTTTGCTTGTTGATCTGTTGGAACGATTCAATCGCTCTTTCAGAGTTAGCAACGTAATCAGGCTCAAAAGTCCCCTCGGCTGTCTTTTGCTTGATTTCTTCAGCTTTTTCAGCCAATGCACGATTTTGCTTTGCGTATTCTTCTGCCAACTGTGGTTTCAATCCACGCTCATTGCGCTCAATTGAAATCAGGTTAGGGTCGCCAGTAGCTTGACCCTTAGTCAAACGAATACCAAATTGGTCTGCCTTAACATAGTTATCCAAAACCTGCGGGTTAATGGTGGCAGGATCAATGGTCTTGAGTTCAGCCGCCAATTCAGGAGATGCACGACCAATCGCTTCATTCAACACGGCTTGGTTTGTAGTCGCAGCAGCACCGCCTGGTTGCATAGCGCTAGGCTGACCAACCTTCTCAATACGAACAGTTGGCAATGCGGCTTTTGCTTCTGCCAAGCCACGGGCGACAGGACGCGCTGCGGCAGGCAACGCCATCAAAGCAGCGTTAATGCCTTGTTGAACGTCTTGAACTGGAACACCAAACTTCTTGGCGATTGATTCAGCGCCTTCGTTGATGTTTTGACCAATGTATTGCATCACCTGAGTGGGCAACGCTTGTTGGTAGCCTTTTGTTTCGGCAGTTTGTGTCAAACGACCAATAGGTTCAGCCAACTTGCCGGCAACCTTTTGTGATGCTGCTGTAGCTTCTTCAGGAGACAACCCAAACAATCGACCAGCGCCATATCCAACAGTTCCAGCAATCGCGGAAGGAGCGCCAGCAATAACATCTAAAGCGGATGCAGCAAAAGCAGGGGCTTGTTTTTTGGCTTCAAAAAGATTTTGCAAAGCAGAAGGCAACAAACCTTGCTGCTGTGGAGCTTGCTTTGGTTGCGTTTGTGTGCCGCCGCCAAGAATCAACTGGCCTAGCTCGTCTGGTCTTTCTTCTTCAGCTTGAAGCTGTGGATTGCGACCAAACATTGAACTTTTTTTAGGCGCAATAACGCTTGACCTATCTGCCTCTGAAGATGCTTTGGATTGCTTTTGACCAAGAATCAACTCGCCTAATTCATCCATTAGAGTTCTCCAGTAGCTGTCAGTTTCTTGATGTTATTGTACTTTTGGAAATATTTTTGACGCTGTTCAGGATCATTGCCAAAAAGTTCGCTAATGGCTTTATTTCGCTTTTCTACATCTTTTACATTTTCAAAAATGCTAATGGCCTCAAACACCTTTGAATCAGCGTTTTGCGACCATTGACGCTTAAATGTGTTTAGGTTGCTGTCGCCGTATTTTTGAGCAAATTTAGATGCAGCAGTTGCTTGCATATCCAAGTTAGTCAAATCAGCGTAAGTTCTACGAGCAATGTTAATCAACACATCTGGTGGGTAAGTCTCATCACCATTAGCCATCTTTTGCAAATGCTGACCAGCAACCGTGTCCATTGAGCCACCTTGGGCTTGCATATTGGAAATTTGAACGTTTGCCAAATCTTTGCTGAGTTGCTTGTATTTGGGATCGCCTGCCCAACCTTTGACGGTTCTAGTAAGCGCACCCAAAACACCAGTAGAAAACAAATCTTCTTTGTCAATCTGTGTTGCGGCCTTAATAACCTCATCCAAATTGCGGCGTGATGCAGCCAAATCAGTCTGACGAGTTGTCAAACCATTTCGATATGCAGCACCTTTTTCTGTGTCAACGGCCTCATTTGGAGCAAATGGGCGAATGTCGCCAGCTTTGCGAACAGGATAAGCCAATTCCATTTGAGTTGCAGAAACGCCTTGTGGCTTTTGCGGTGGAGCTTGTGGCGGCACTTGTGGCGCAGCGGGTTGTCCTTGTGGTTGCACGATTTCAGTACGTCCACCAGGTGTGCTAATGTTCAATGGCGTTGCAGTACCAGTTCCAGCAACATAAGTAGCAGGAGCGCCACCAACAGTTGCCAATTGAGGCGTTTGCAATCCCTGCTGACCTTGAGCGCCCAATTCACCCTGAATCATGTTGTTGATGTATTGGCGAACAGCTTTAGGGTCTGTTTTAGCCAATTCCATCATTTGATCCGCTGTGCCATTTGGATGGTTTGGAACTCCCATTGAGTTCAGGAAATCTTTGCCAGCTTTTAGTTTCTTAATCATTGCCTCTGAATTGCCAGACACGAAATCTGGGTCATTAGCAAATCCAGCAAGAACGCCCCTGCCTTTTTCGGCATAACTGCGGTTCAGATCAAACTGAGATTTTTCTGCCTCAGTCGTGGCTTTGCTAACAGCCAAAGGATTCATTTTCTGCAATTGCTCAATTTCCATTTGAGCTTTTTGAACAGCCAAAGGATTGAGCTGCTGTGCTTGCTGATACTGCTGTGCAGAATTAGCAAGATTCATCATTTCAGACAAACTAATTCCTTGTGGGGGCTTGATACCCGCTGCAACTGGTGTGAAATCAGCCATGATGCT